CCGCCGATGGTTCGTAACGTACTCCGAAGCTGCGCGCATGACCGAGACGGAAGCTAATGCGATATGGAACTGGTACAAGGCCGGTGGGCTGGCCACGGCTGCCGGCTGGCTGTATCAGCGTGACGTGAGCAAGTTCAATCCTGGGGCGACTCCACCACTGACCGAGGCTAAGATCATCATGGTTGAGCAGGGCCGGTCGACCGCTGAGTCGTATCTGGTCGAGATGATCGAGCGCCGCCTAGGTGAGTTCTCAGCCGGCGTAGTGGCAGCGCCTTTCTACTCGATCTGCGATCGATTGCAGGGCGGCGCGCCGATGGGCACGCGGGTCGTTCAGCAGGCGCTGCTACATGCGCTGAAAGAGGCCGGATGGATCGATATGGGGCGCCTAGCATCGCGTGAGCATGGCAGCAAAAAGCACATATTCTGCGCGCCAGAGTTGGCCGATACGGCCACTAAATCGGAATTGCGCCGCATGGTCGAGGAAACACCGGCACCATCAGCCGTGCGGCTAGTCAAGTAAAAAAAAGCCCGTCAGGTGTGATCCTGACGGGCAACCGAAAGCGGCCACAATGGCCGGCGCGGGAGAGTGCGCGCGCTATAAACCTAACACGACAGCCAGCAAGGCCGCAAGGATTAATCCAATGAGAGCGAACATGCGGCCTCCGCTTCAATGTCACGGATAATCGTATCTTTCAGCATGTCCACCACGTCAACGCCGCCAGCGTAGGCGTGAATAAGCCACGCCGCGCCTGAATAGCCTACTGATCGATCGCCGGGTTCCCAATCAACGAAGCAAAGCAGCTCTATATCCATTTCGCCGCCGTAGTGATAGGTGTACGGCCAGAGGTGTTGCGGCCAGTGGCCGCCGCTGATGTCAATCGTCGTTTTGCGCATAGTTCACCCCATGGTCGGTTAGCAGATACTGCAGGCGGGATATCTCACGCTCCAGTGTGTCAATTTCCTGTAACGCATGCACTAGGTCATAGTTGCCGGCCATGTAGGCGGCGCGTTCGCGTTCATCAAGTGTCAAATATTCTCGAATAGTGTGCATAATTAAACCCTCTCAAGATGTTTGCGGTCTTCCCGCACAAGGTTAGACGTCAATACCTTCGCCGATAGTCCGGCGGGATTCCATTCGATTGTGGCGATGTCTAAGCCGTTAGACACCGGCGATAAACTGATAATGCGGCCGGTAGCGTGCGGTATATCGCCGGCTAGCTGGCCGGTAGAGCGTAGCCACTGGCGCGCATATTGCACGCGATCGCCAATTTTAAAAAGTGTCACCATAAAGCCTCCCCGTGAGTTTCGATTGTAGGTACCGCGCGCGCCGGTAGTGGCACGCGCCGCGTGATGTACCGGCCAGTGGCCGGCGGCCAGTCTTGCCACTGTATAACCGCGCCAAAGCAATCTAAGCGGCCGTATTGCAACCGATAGCGCATCAGTAATCGCGGCCCTTAATTTGCACAAAACCGCCTGTATCGCGTTTTGCTTTGCCTTTGGCATAGAGTGCTACTACTACGCCGGCCGGTTCAATATGTCGCACGTCTGTATCGTCGCCGTCAACGACCGGCCAACCGCGAAAGCTTTCCGGTATATCGGCTTGCTTTTGGAATACCACGGCCGCGCGTTGATTGTGACGGTTAGTCAATCCCTTGATTGAAATCGGCTTAGGTGTGATCGCGGAAAACGAATACGTCAAATCATAGTTACCGGCCGTTTTGCCCGTCAGGTTGCGACTAGGGTGTTTCGTATAGTCGTACCATTGAACATCGGCGAACATCTGAAAAATTGTTTTGCCGTCGATCAGGATATTCTCAAAGGGAATATCACTTGTCCCGTTTGGCCGTACCAGTGGAATCAGACCCAATTTTTCGGCGCGCCGCGCATGCGACCATACATCGGCCGCCATTGATAACATGAATGCCCGTTGATTTTCTTTGAAAAACGCGGTTTTGGCCGCTCTAGCCATTTGCACGGCATTGAACGCGCCACGGCCGGCCGATTTCAGGCACGGTTCAAAACATCCGGCCGATTGTGCGAAAGGACACAATTTTGCATCCGGTACCAGATAGCATATCGCCGTCAAGTAGCCGATTTTTTGGCCTTTGATTGTTTTAGCGCTGGATTCGCCTAAAATCGGCCGGTATACCAGGCCTTCGCGTTTTAACTGTAATTTAAATGGATTTTGCATGGTCGGTTCCCTTCAGTTGATTAAAATGCAAGTAACATAAAGACAAATACAGCAAGGCCGGCGAATCCTAGAATCGCGACGCATATTTCGGCGAGTGTTGGTTTTTGCATGTTTTTCCCCTGTTAAATGAATGCCAAACCGGTGATGCGCAAAACATTCCCCATTTCGGTCTCAACATCAATCGTGCCAAATGGATGAACCGCCAGAACAGTAACGACGCGAATTTTGCCGTATACAGGCATTTCGATTTTTTGGCCAATAATAGGTTTTTGCATTTTCTTTTCTCCGTTAGTGGCCGGCTTTCGCCGGCCTGATTAATTTAGTTTGTTGCGATTTCGTATTGCAACAGATTATTGATGTAGACAATGCCGGATGAATCGCGAACGAACAGAACGATATCTTCGCGCGCCATATCTTTGAAGATCGACGGGATGCTGTCGATGCACTCTTCAACGGCGTAACCGTCCGAGTATCCTTCGCCGAATCCGATCTCAGAATCTTGGTAAACCGCAGTCGCTGTATACATGTTTTTGCCCCTTTGCTTAAAATTTAATCAGTTAATCTGCAAATCATTGTGTTGCTGAAAACCATTGTAGCAGATTGTTTTGCAATGTCAAGGAATGTTTTGCATTTATTTTCGCTGTCGATTTGTCGCCATGTTGGTCAATTTGTTGGCTATTTTTTCGGCCTGAAATGCCAACGCGATATTCCAGTCTGAATGCGGCTTTTTGCTTTTTGTTGGTCATGTTGGCTATTTTAAAAACTTAACTCAATAAATTTATATTTCGTTATCTATATAGCAATAATGTCAGGAATAGGTGCGCGCACAGGAATTCGTAGCGATTTTTTTCCCGTGACAACATAGCCAACATGACCTACATAGCTTTTTAGCAACTAAAAAGTTATCCACAGATTTGATAGCAAAAGGGCAACAAAAAAGGGCCCTAGCAAAAAGGGCCCTCGCCACATGCTAGTGACCACTAACCCGCTTGCCAAAAAGTGAGTGCTCACTAACCTGGCTGCAAAGTAAGTGCTCACTAACATTAGAAGTGAGTGCCCACTAACCTGGTAAGTGAGTGCTTACTAACTTGTCAGCCTGGCAACTTGTAAGTGAGTGCTCACTAACCTGGGGGGTGGGGGAGCCTGCGGCTGGCCGGTCACGACCACGGAGGTGTTACAAACAATTTTTTTTATTTTTTTTAATCCAACTATTTGTTGGTAGCCAACATGACCCACAAATGCGCTAATATCCGGCTATGTTCAAATCGATACCATTCTCACCACGTAAAGTGGAAGCGACTGAGTCACGCCTCCAGGCGATCTATGACGCTGCGGCTTTAGGTTTGAAGGGCGACTCGTTAGCGCTGGCTGCCGGCATGCTGCCCACCGAGTTCAGGCAGCTGTGCGAGCTTGACCCAGCAGCGGACATGGCGGTACTAAAAGGACGCGCTGACTCCGAGATTGAGGCCAGCGCACACCTGAGGGAAGCAGCCCGCGCTGGCGACAGCAAAGCGGCGCTCGCTATACTGCAGCACGTCCACGGCTGGACGGCACGTCAGGAGATCAGCGTGGACATCACGAACAAGATCAGCATCACGCAGGCGTTGCAACAGGCGCAGGAACGCGTCATCGACGGGCGCACCATTGAAGGTCTGATAACTGAGCAGCAACCCGAACGACTAACTACTAAAGTGACGCATGGCGCAACAGCCGATCTATGACGCCGAGGGCGAACAGCTCCTAATGTCGCGCCTCTGGGCGCCGACTATCGCTGACGACCCCGAGGCATTCGTGCTGTTCGCCTTCCCGTGGGGGCAGCCCAACACACCGCTGGCCAAGTTCAAAGGCCCGCGCACCTGGCAGCGCAAGATACTGCGCAAGATTGCGACCCACATCAAGAACAACCGAGGTCAGCTGGACATGGACGCCTTGCGCCAAGCGGTCGCGTCTGGCCGAGGGATCGGTAAGTCGGCGCTCGTTGCATGGCTCATCCTGTGGATGCTAACAACTCGCATTGGCAGCTCAGTAATAGTGTCCGCCAACTCGGAAGCGCAGCTGCGCTCCGTCACATGGGGCGAGCTGCAAAAGTGGGCAACGATGGTAATTAACAACCACTGGTGGGAAACTAGCGCAACGAAACTACTTCCGGCCAAATGGTTGACCGAGTTGGTCGAGCGCGACTTGAAGAAGGGTACGCGCTACTGGGCGGCGGAGGGCAAGCTCTGGTCGGAAGAGAATCCGGACAGCTACGCCGGTGTCCACAACCATGACGGCATGATGCTGATCTTTGACGAGGCCTCCGGTATTCCGGACGCCATCTGGTCGGTCGGTGCGGGCTTCTTTACCGAGCCCATCCTAGACCGGTACTGGTTTGCGTTTTCCAACCCCCGGCGTAATCAGGGCTACTTTTACGAGTGCTTCCACGCCAAGCGCAACTTCTGGCAGACAGAGAACATCGACTCGCGGACAGTCGAGGATACGGACAAACAGATATATGAGCAGATCATTGCGGAGTATGGCGAGGATTCGCCGCAGGCTAGGGTTGAGGTCTACGGAGAGTTTCCATCAGCTGGCGAAGATCAGTTTATTGGTGCGAGTGCTGTCGACGACGCCGCCAATCGGCCAAAATACAAGGATGAGACGGCGCCAATTGTTGTCGGCGTTGACCCAGCTAGAGGCGGCGCGGATGCGACCGTCATCGTCGTCCGACAAGGACGGGATCTGATTGCGATCAAGCGATACCACGGCGAGGACACCATGACCACAGTCGGTCGGGTGATTGATGCGATTGAGGAATACCGGCCTGCGCTGACCGTGATCGACGAGGGCGGTCTAGGCTACGGGATACTTGACAGATTAAAAGAACAGCGATACAAGGTGCGGGGAGTGAACTTCGGTTGGAAGTCCTCCAAGCCGGTCATGTACGGCAACAAGCGAGCCGAGATGTGGGGTGCGATGAAGGACTGGCTACGAACGGCCAGCATCCCCAACGACCGGCAGTTGAAAGCCGACCTGACAGGCCCGATGAAGAAGCCCGACTCGTCGGGTACGATCTACTTGGAAGGCAAGAAAGAGATGAAGTCTCGCGGGCTGGCGTCACCTGACGCAGCCGACGCCCTAGCGGTGACGTTCGCGTTCCCGATGGCGAGCCGAGAGTCGAGTTTTGAGCGCGCCTCACGGCGCAGTGATGGCTACACGCAGCGACCCGTCGCTGCAACGGGATGGATGGGGGCGTGATGGCTAAGAAAGGCGTGTCACTGAGCGTCGGAAGAGGCGAGAAGCTGCCGGTCAGCAAGGGTGCAGGTCTAACAGCCAAGGGGCGGGAGAAGTACAACCGCGAGACGGGCTCGAACTTGAAGGCGCCGGCACCGCACCCGAAGACGAAAGCGGATGAAGGACGTAAAAAATCCTTTTGCTCAAGAATGGGTGCCGTTGCAGCGAACGCGAAAGACGGTGAACGCGCCAAAGCGGCGCTCAAACGATGGAAGTGCTAAAAATGGCCACTAAACCAGGACTGTACGCTGCAATTCACGCTAAACGCGAGCGCATTAAGGCCGGAAGCGGCGAAAAGATGCGCAAACCCGGCGCCCCCGGCGCACCAACGGCCAAAGACTTCAAGCAATCGGCTAAAACGGCTAAAAAGGGGAAGTAACATGCCACTGGTTAAGTCGAAATCGGAAAAAGCATTCCGAGAAAACGTCAAAGCCGAGGTAAAATCGGGCAAACCGGTCAAACAGGCCGTGGCAATTGCGTATGCAACCAAGCGCGCAGCGTCAAAACCCGCGAAAAAGATGAAATAAATGGACTATACCGGCATAAATAAGGCAGCAAAAGTCGCCAATATCGGTGGAAACCCACCGCCCGACGACATCAAGAAAGACACGCAAGACGTACTTGCGACCATGCGAAAACGGCTGGATATGGCCATTTCTGCGCTGTCTGAGAGCCGGGAAGATGAGCTGGACGACCTGCGGTTTTATGCCGGCTCACCAGACAACCACTGGCAATGGCCAGCGGATGTGCTGTCAACCCGTGGTGCAGTGCAAGGTCAAACAATCAACGCCCGGCCTACACTAACGATCAACAAGCTGCCGCAACACGTAAGACAGGTCACCAATGACCAAAGACAAAACCGTCCGAGCGGCAAAGTTATAC